TGATGGTGAATTCACTGCTGATGAATTATCTTATTTAGTTAAGAATCGTCGCTCATGGACTATCTACGGATTCAGCCCAGTAGAAAGAGCATTACCTCTAGCAGATATTTATTTACGCAGACAACAATGGATAAGAGCCGAATATACAGATGGCGTATTGCCTGAACTGTTATTCACTACCGATGCTACTTTCGGTAACAATCCTGAATTATTAAGAGCGTATGAGAATATCTTCAATGACGATTTAGCAGGACAAACTGCACAAAGAAAGCGTGCTCGTTTATTACCTGCTGGTATGACACCAATTCAATATGACGGATATGGTGAGAAGTTCAAAGATGTATTAGATAACTATTTGATCACTTCTATTTGCGGACACTTCGGCGTATTGCCAAGCGAAATTGGATTTAGCGGTAGTGGCTCTCTGGGTGCTTCTGGCTTACAGAAAGGCGAATCACTTTCAGCAGAGATTATCGGTATTCAACCATTGGCTGATTGGATTAGCAGACAATTAACTAATCTATCTTATCTATATCTAGGAATGCCTCGTGAATTAGAATTTAAGATTCTATTTGAGAGCAAGATTGATACTGAATCAGAAGCCCGACGAGTTGATATTGAATTAAAGAATGGCGGACGCACAGTAAACGAAGCCCGATCAACCATGGGATTACCTTTACTAGATACGCCACAAGCGGATATGCCAATGCTTTATAGTGGCGCAGGATTATTCTTCTTATCACCTGACGGAATTATTGATGCTGCTACTGCTAGTTATGCTTCTGCATTGAGCGGTGATGATGCTACGCCAGTTGATAATCAATTAACTATTGGTGAGAAGCCTGAAACTGAAACAGGAAAGCCTGAGCCAAGTGTAGTTGAAGAAGTGTCTGAAGATAATACAGACAATGCTGTCAAAGAAGTTAAAGCATTTCTAAAGTGGCTACGCAAAAGCAATCGCAAACGACCATTCAATTTTGAAGTGGTTGAAGCAGATTACGCAGAAGTTATTAACAAATATGTTGCTATCAACGATGAAGAATCTGCTCGCTGGTACGCCGAAAGATATATAGGGCTCTAATGAAACCGAATAGAACCCGACTTAAAGTTAGAGTTGCGGTTCGCTTCGTTCGTTCAATAAGACTGGGCATAAAAGATATGTTCTCAGTTGAACAGATTCTTGATTCTTGGTTTTCGTTACAGAATCCTATGGATAATCTAAATGAAAACTTGCCAGCGAAAGTTCATAGTCAACTGGCTCGGGACTGGGTACGAATACACGCACCAAAACTTGATACGAGTCGGCTCAACTCTGCACTCGGTAGGTTATATGCAGAAGCGTATATTCTTGGCGAAGACATAACGACTTATGAATTGGCTAGGGCAATAGGAATACAGAAGGCTGCTCCTAACAAGAAGCAACTTCAAAGAGCATTAACTATTAACTGGAATAAATGGAAAGCAGGCAATCGTGCTGCTGCTGCTTTAGTTGACCCACCAGAAAGCCTTAGACGCCTATTACAGAGTCGTTCAATAGTTATTCAGGGGATTACTAACACTACCCTAAATAGAATTGGCACAGCGCTCGCTGAGGGCTTAGAACGAGGTGCTACACGCAAAGATGTGGCTGATGATATTTCATACATCATTGGTGACGATTCAAGAGCAATTACTATCGCTGGAACAGAAATGAGCCGAGCAGTAGTACAGGCTAGCAAAGACCTTTATGCCGATAGCGGTGTAGAGAAAATTCAATACCTAGTTGCAGATCCTTGCGACGAATGTCAAGAAAACTATGATGCTTCGCCAATAGATATTGGTGAGCAATTCCCCAATAGCGACCCACCAGTTCACCCAAACTGTATGTGCGATATTGCACCTTACGTTGTAGATACTGGATTATGGGAATATGTTTACGGCGAAGAAAGCGAGTAAAGGAAAACTATGAGCGAAAATACAAATGTCTATGCTGATATCCTCAAATACGATGATAATGGCGACGGAACATTAACAGTCTATGGCAAAGCAACAGATGATGCGCTAGACATTGATCAACAGATTTGCGACCCAGTATGGCTAGACAAGGCTATGCCTGATTGGTTTAGAACTGGTGGCAATATCCGAGAACAACACAGCAATATTGCTGCTGGAGTTGCTAAGGAATATGAATCAAAAGCAGACGGACACTACATCAGCGCTCTAGTAGTTGACCCAGTATCAGTCTTGAAAGTTCAAAATCGCGTATTACGCGGATTTAGTATTGGCATCAAATCACCTCGTGTGGTTCGTGACCAGAAAGCAGCAAATGGCCGTATAGTTGATGGTCAGATTGTTGAAGTATCTCTAGTAGATAGACCAGCAAATCCAAATTGCCAATTAGTTTTGGCTAAATCACTGAATGGTGAGAAAACACTAACGAAAGTAGAGGAACTCTTGGAAACCAACATAGAGAAAGAAGTGGCGGAAGATACAACGGCTATGGGTGGAGAATCCAAGGCTATTCCATCACGAGATGAAATGATGTCTAGATATGCTTCTGCACGCAAAGCACTAGATGAAATAACAATGGAATGTAAATCTTATGGCTACGAAGACATGGATAAACAATACGGCGAGTCAGCAGAACAAGAATCAATTGAAGGTCCTGCTGGTAGCGGAGCCGAACATGAATTAGGCGAAGCCAAAAAAGAAATGGTTGATCAAAACAATGATGTTCAAATGTCAGCCGACACAACTACTAAATGTTTAGAGTGTGGTTGCAACATGCCAGGAGCAACACACGGATTAACACAAGTGCCAGTAACAGGCGGAACACCAGCAAATGAAACTGCTAATGTATCTACTGCGGTGATGTCCTCACCTGACCAGATGCCAGTTGGTTCACCTGCAACAGCACCACAAACACCAAACAACTCTAAATCAGTTGATACAATAATTCCACCTTCAACTATTGAAGAAGTAGGAACAATTATAGAAGAAGAAGATTCTGATGAGGAAAACTCAGCAGATAAGTCCCTGCTCGCTGATGTTAAATTAAACGACATCATTGAGAAAGCCGTAAAGAGTGCTATGTCTTCGGTTGAAGCCGAAGTTGCATTATTGAAGTCCGCAAAAGAGGCGGTAGAGAATAAAGCAACTGAATTACAAACTGAATTAGCAACGGCAAAATCTCTCGCAATAGGTGGCGGTCCTAAACGGACAACCATAGCGACAGGTGCTAATAAAACAAACGAGTGGAAAGCCAAATCGGATTTATATTTCGCAAAGGCTTCCGCAACAACCGACCTGATTCTTGCTAAGGGATATCGTGATATGGCTAAAGATTTTCTTGCCAAATCCGCTCCTGAAGTAGAATCTAAATAACTCTTTACAGGAGAAATAACTCAATGGAAAACTTAAAAGTTCAGGACTTGTTCAACGAGTCCAACCCTAAAGTTGCCGCAGAGCGCCACGAAGATTATCTTGGGGAATTAAGCAAATCGCTTTCATCTCCACGACCATTCGTAAATGGCGAACTAGGACAAGACCCAACAAAACAATTAGAGTCACTTGCATTAAGCAAGTCATTAACTCCAGATGCGTTGGCTTCCCTACAGACTGCGCTAACTGCACAAAGAGGCGCCGTAGGTGATATCAATAAAGAAATCACACTAACAAACCCTCTTTCAACATCTTTCGCTGCTTTCGACTTAGAAGCACCAGCAAAGATGCTGACACCTCGCCCTACACCACTACGCAATAAGATTCCTCGTAAAAAAGGAATTGGTACTTCTCGCCGTGTTAAGAGAATTCTTGGATACACAGGTACAGGTACAGGCGGAGTAGGAAACTTATGGCCAGGAATCACAGAAACAACACAAAATAACTTCGCTCCTGGATCAGCAAATGCTTTCTATCTAGAGCGTGGTCCGCAGATTTCATACGCTGCTGATGATTTAGTAATTCCTTACAACTCATACTCACTATCTGATCAGGTATCTTTTGATGCTAACTTCTCAGGTATGGGCTACCAAGACCTACGTCAACTTTCTTCAACCTCAACACTTTACGCAACAATGTTGATGGAAGAAAGAATGTTTCTATATGCTCGTGGAACCGCTTCAGGTTTCTCAGGCGCATTAGCAGCACCAACAGGTATTGTTGCTTCTTCACCAGCAGCAGTAACAGGACAAACTGCTTTAGCAGCAGGTGTCTATTATATTTACATCACAGCAAACGCAGGTATCACAGGTTCAGGATTCGGTGAGTCAATCGTTTCCGCAGTAGCCTCTGAAACAGTTGCTTCTGGCGATGTACTTGGTTTGACATGGACAGCCGTAACAGGCGCTATCGGTTACAACATTTATGTTGGAACTGCAACAGGAACAGCAAATTGCAAGTATGTTGGTACAGCAGAAGGTAATTCTGCAGTTATCCAAGGTGCTTCCGCAACTAACCTAACACTTGATAACTTCGCGTTTTCAACAACTGGTGCTGCTGCTTCTCGCGCTAACGCTGATACATCTGCATACGCAACTGGATATGACGGAATTCTTCCAACAGTTCTAGGTGCTAACACTGGCTTCAACAACAACCGCAATGGTGCCGCATTCAGCACATCAAATCCGGGCGTTGAATACCAGACAGTATTTTACAATCTATACAACAATGTTAAGGCTGACCCTGATGAGATTCTTATCAATGGTTCAGACCGCAAGCAATTGTCTGATGCAATCAAAAATGGTTCAACTGCTAACTACCGTATCAATCTACAACAGACTGATGTTGGAAGTTATGTAGGCGGTACCACAATTGGTGCGCTATACAATGAAATCACAGGCAAAATGGTGCCTCTGACTGTTCACCCATGGCTACAACAAGGCGTAAGCCCTGTATTGTCATACACTCTGCCAATTCCTGATACTGAGGTATCTGATGTTTGGGCAGCAGTAAATGTTCAAGATTACATGGGTATTCAATGGCCAGTAGTCCAATTCACCTACGATTTCTCAACTTACTATCGTGGAACTTTCTTCTGCTACGCACCAGCGTGGAATGGAGCAGTTTCAGGAATCGGTAATGTCTAAGAAATTATGATGACGAATAAGGGCATATCAAATAATGGGTATGCCCTTGTTCAATCAATACAAAACGAACACGATATAAATTGGGAATATCAAAATCAACTGCGAGGACAATGGTTGAAAGATAACCCTGAAGCAAAATACATTGGTTGGACATCTATTTGAAGCGAGGGCGAAATGGCAAGAATGATTCCACCGCAAGGGTTGCGTGAAATAGAAATAGAAACTAGGCGAGGCAAGAAAGTTATTCGAGCAGGCAAAGATGGATTATTCAATATTGACAATTCAAAATTGGCTAAAAAATTGAAAGAAGAAGGTTTAGGCGAAGCAGGATTAAATGGGTTTTCCACTAATGGTGGTTATCCGTGTACCAGTTGCGGGTTCGGCAGTTGGTTCAAGAAATGTTCTAGATGCGGCGAATTAAATAATCGAATAGAGATGGACAGTTCAAGTGGCCAATGCGATTAACCCAACAACCCAACAGGGTTCAACTTCATATTTAACTAATAACGAATACCGTAACGCACCCACCGCTATAGATATTGATAACTTAGTATTTAATTCTACTGACCCAGCAATTCAAGAGAGCGAATTAACTAATGTTATATCTCGTGCTTCTTCTTGGGTAGATACATATTGTAATCAAGTATTAGGGGCAACAACTGAAACTGAAACACAACGCTCTAGAATTTCATCAGACGGCACAATTAAATTTCACCCACGATATAACCCAGTAATAGCATTAACTGATTTTTGGTATGGCAATCCTTCTACGCAACTTTATCAGGCGCAAGATTGTTCAGTCGCTTGGCTTGAAAATCAACAAATCATATTTCCTTATGCCAATATGGGCGGACTCTACACAAGTCAAGGTCCACTTCAATTCGGTTTCCCTCAAACATCAGGGCAATTAGTTTATTTGAAATATACTTATGTCAATGGTTACGCAAACACAACCATTATGTCAGCTACCGCAGGTCAATCAACATTAACAGTTAAGAGCGGAACTGGCATAACAGTAGGACAAGACCTAAAGATTTATGACGGAATGTATTCAGAATATGTTACGGTTGCTAGCAATTATGTATTCGGCTCAACCACAGTTCCACTTACACAAGTATTGTTATATTCACACACCGCAGGAGTTTCTATCTCAGCGTTGCCACCAGCGATTAAAGAGGCTACAATCCTTGCTACAACTGCTATGTTAAAAGTTCGTGGAGATTCCTCAATGACCATGGGAATAGGAACTGCACCTATTACAGATTCAACTGGAGTCAATCAAAACATCGCCAATGATATGAGTATGGCTATGGATTTGTTGAAGCCATATCGCAGGATAAGGTAATGTC